GTGGTATATATAAGAATTATATAAACACATTATGTTACCCCATTGACTGGTAAATTATGTAAACAAACCATATAGACAAGTTAACATAAAACAAACATTATGTAACCTAAGCATATAGCATACTAAAAATATTATACAAAATTTTTGTAAAACGCTTGACAAGTAGTACATTTATATTGTATAATGAATATAACAAAGGAGATGATTGAAATGAAAGAAAAATTATTAAATTTATCAATACATGAAGTAGCAAAATATTTTGCAGAATTAAAGAAACAAGGATATACATTAAAAGAAATAGAAAGAATAATAAATAGATAGGAGATGAGGAACATGGAATACATAGTAGATTTTATAATCGATAAAGAAAAACGAATTAAAACAGAATTATTAAAAGCAAAAAATTTAGATGAAATTAAAATGCATTTAAAAGAAAAATATAAAACTGAAGAAATAAAAATAACAGGAATTTATAAAAATATATAGGAGGAATAACAAATGAAAAGAATTTTAGAAAATATAGTATTTATATTAGGATTTATAGGATTGCCAATAATAACAACTTTAATAGTAGAAATAATAAGTAAACTAGTAACAATGGAAATGATAATGAATGTAATAGGAATATTGATAATAGCATCAATTGTTTACATAATTAAAAATTAGGAGGAATAGTATGGAAGAAGATATAAAAAGTTCAATTATGAGATTATACAAAAGTATAACATATAGATATTGGTATGCAGAACAAGATAAAGATATTGAGAATTTGATAAATGAATATGGAAAGCTAGAAGAACAAATTGATAAACATGTATATTTTGAAACTACAAATCCAAAAGAAATAGAAAAGAACTATATCCCAAAAACAAAAATAAAAGAGAAGATAGAAGAATTAAATATAGATAGAAATGCAATAAAAAAAAGAAATAGAAGAAGCTAAAAAAGAAAAGAATAAAGAATATTACGCAGACTTATTAGGACATTTACAAGTAAATTATGGAGAGAAAAAAGCTTTAAGCGAACTTATGGAGGATAAATAAAATGGATAATATTTATATAATACATACAAATAAACCATTAGGAAAAATAAGAAAATGGATAATGAGAAAAATCGGTTGTAGATTTGTAGGAGATAATCAAATATAACAAAGGAGAATAAATATGGAAGAAGAAATTCAAGATAGATTAGAAGAAGTATATAATAATTACATAAGATTAGAAGTAAATAATTTAAGAGATAATAAATTTGAAATAATAGGAACAATAAGAATAACAAAAGGAGAAATAGTAAGATTATCATTTACTTTTGAATATACATATTTTAAAGATGCTACAATAGATGTAAATATATTTTATATAACAAAAGAAATAGATAAATATATAACTAGATTATTTAAGGAGGAATAACCAATGAAGAATTGTGATAAATTTGATGAATGGACTGAATGTGAAAAAAGAGGATGTCAAGGATGTTTTTATGATATTGATAAAATAAAACAAGCTTTAAATACAAATATTATAATTGAATTTCAAGAAAGAGATTATGGAAAAAATAAATATATTATTGATAATATTAAAAAATTATGTAAAAATGAAATAGAAAAAGCAAATAATGGGATATATTTATTTAGAGATAATGTAATAATGAGAAAACATTATGAAACATCTATTAATTGTTATCAAAAAATTTTAGAAAGGATTGAGATGTATGAAAAAATCTGAATTTATACCAACAATAGCACCAATAGTAATTGCAGAAAATAACAGAAGAGGAAAACCATTATATCCATCAGTAGTAATAGGACAAGCAATATTAGAATCTGGATGGGGACAAAGTAAAATAATGATGAAAGCAAATGCAATTTTTGGAATAAAAGCAACAAAATCATGGAAAGGTAAAGTATATTCAGCAAAAACACAAGAATGTTATGATGGAGTAAATTATACAACAATTACAGATTTATTCCGTGCGTATGATTCATTAGATGAATCAATAAAAGATTATTTTGATTTAATTTGTGATTTATCAAGATATAGTCAAGCATTATTTGCTGAAAGTCCAAAAGCTTGTATAACTGCAATAAAAAAAAATGGAGGATATGCTACCAGTCCAACATATATTGATAATGTTATGTCAGTTATAAATAGTAATAATTTAACACAATATGACAATGTGGAAAATGTAGAAAACAATGTGAATAAAAAAAGCAATGAAGAAATAGCAAATGAAATAATGTATAAAGAAAACTATGGAGGATGGGGAACCGGAGAATTAAGAAAACAATTATTAAAAGATGCTGGTTATAATTATAATGAAATACAAGCTATTATAAATTCTAGATATGGACAAAGCGCCTCTAATGATATAATAAAAGTTGGAGATAAAGTAGAAGTCATAAAAAATGAACAATATAATGGAAAATCTTTTAGAGTTTATTATAAAGTTTATAATGTAATAGAAATAAAAGATGATAGAGCAGTAATAGGAATTGATAATATAGTAACATGTGCGATAAATATAAAAAATATTAGAAAGGTAAAATAAAAAAATGGCAGAAGTAACAATAAATAATAGTCCATTTCATGTAAAATCTCAAATAACATATCCATATGGAGTAGAAGATTCTAGTTATTCATGTGGATATCATACAGGAGTTGACATAGTTTCAAGAGGAGAAAACAATAATTTATATCCAGTTGAAAATGGAATAGTTGTATATAAAAATAATACAACAGATGTTTCATTAGGAGTACAAGTTCAAATATTGGGAGAATCCGGTAAATATTGGAGATATTGCCACATGGTTTTAAATTCAAACAATAATATTGAAGTAGGACAAGAAGTTACAAAAAATACAAAAATAGGAGAAATGGGAGCAACTGGAAATGTAAGAGGAGCGCATTTACATTTAGAATGTTCTACTACTCAAAATTGGAATTGCGAAACATTTGTAAATCCTTGTATAGAAATTGGAATACCTAATGAAGATAATTTAATTATAAATTATGATGGAGATATAACACCAGAACCTCCAACACCTACTACATTATTTAAGAAAAAAAAATTTCCATGGGTATTATATGCTAGAAAATTAAGAAATAAAAGAAGTATTTAATACTTCTTTTTTTATTTTAGGTATTGACAAAAAAATTGTTTTATGTTAATAGTTAAATATAAACTAAAGAAAGGAGGATAGAATATAATGGAAATCCAAGAAATAATAAATACTATAAATTTTTCAAGTATTGCATGGCAGATATTAACACCTCTATTATTTAGTTTATCAGATGTGATAACTGGATTTATACAAGCAGTTATAAATAAAAATGTAGATTCCGGTGTAATGCGTACTGGATTATTACATAAAGTTTTAATAACTATTGTAGTATTATTATCATTTATAGCAGATATTGCATTTTCACTTAATTTTATTTCTAAAATAGTATGTATATATGTTATTATTATGGAATCAACATCTATTCTTGAAAATTTAAAAAGAGCTGGAATAGAAGTAGGAAAATTAACAGAAATATTATTAGAAAAAGGAAAGGAGGAAAAGTAATGGCTAGATTAAGTAAAGAAGAACTAATTAAAAAAGTATCTGAAAAAGTTATGGATGAAGATGTACAAATTGAACTAATGGAAGATATAACAGATTCTTTTGAAACAGAAACAGATGATACATCATCAGAAGATAAAACAAGAATAGAAGAACTTGAAACACAAGTAAAAGAATTAAAACAAAAATATAAAGATAGATTTTTAAAAGGTTCTGAAGAAAAAGAAGATAAAGAAGAAAAAAATGAAGATGAAGATGTTGAATTAAAAGAAAAAGAAGTAATTGACATCAAAGAAATTTAAAAAAGAAAGTGAGGAAATAAAAATGGCTTTAAATAAAGTTTTAAAAGTTAATAGTGATAGTGAATTATTATCATTCATTATCAACACTACTCCAGAACTTGCATCTAATATAGATTTACCAGTTCAAGGAGAATCAATAGCACCAATAGGAAAATTGATTATGTCAAATGAAAGATATAAAAATGCTTTCATAAATACAATAAATGTAATAGGATTAACAATAATAGATAGAAATTATTGGGAAAATCCATGGGAAGAATTTGCAAATAGAGGTACTTTACCTTATGGACAAAGTGTAAGAGAAATGTTAGTTGATATTGCTAATGTTTATGATTACAATGAATTTAAAAATGATGCAGAACATTTTTTACAAAATGTTGTGCCAAATGTATATAATTACATACATGAATTAAATTATCAAAAATTCTATAAAACTACTATATCAGATGCTGAAATGGCAAGGGCTTTCAATACAGAGAGCGGATTATTTGATTTAGTAGAAAGAATAATAGCATCTCTATATGAGGGATATAAATATGATAAATATATAGTAGATAAATATATGTTATGTCGTAGAATGGTAGATGGAACAATGACATCAGTATATATTGAAAATTATGCTACATTAACACCAAGACAAAGAGTAGCAAAATTAAAAAATGTATCAAATTTAATGACTTTCAGAAGTCCTAACTATAATCCAGCTGGTGCAAGAATTGCTACACCATTTGAAAAACAAATTGCAATAATCAATACAGATTTTGAAGCAGATTTAACAACTGAAGTTTTAGCAACATCATTCTTCAGAAATGATGCTGAAATGAAATCTAGAATGGCTTTAGTTGATGGATTCGGAAATCATGATGATGAAAGATTAAAAGAATTATTAAAATCAGCATATGTTCCATTTACCGAAGAAGAATTAGCACAATTAGAAGAATGTCCAGCAGTAATTATAGATGATGAATGGTTCCAAGATTATTCATATGAATTAGATGCACAAGGAAATGGAGAAACAAAACAAACTGATTTTTATAATCCAGAATCATTAAGACATAATTTCTGGTTACATACATGGAAAGTATTGTCTACTTCTCCATTCAAACAAGCAGTATGTTTAACAACAACGGAACCAGAAGTAGAACTAGTAACAGTAACACCAAGCGAATCTACAATGTCAGCTGGTTTAGATATTCAATTATCAGCAATAGTAAAAACAGTTGGATTTGCTAATAAAGCTGTTATATGGTCAGTTGTTGAGGGAGATGGAATAACAGTTGATTTAACTGGAAAAGTACACATACCAGCAGATTTTGAAGTACAAGGCAATGAATCACAAGTAACAATTCAAGCTACATCTGTTTATGATAATAAAGTTTTCGGAACTGCAACAATAACAGTAGTATAATAATGAATTAAAGGAAGATTCTAGCAATCTTCCTTTTTTATTAGAAAGGAGAAAAACAATGAAGAAAAAATTAGTAAATTCACAACTTAATAATTTTGCAACTTATAAGATGTATTTAAGACAATGTTTAACACTTGCTGAAAATGTATTTGAATTTCCTAATATGCCTATTTATATAGATTTAGCATATGTAAATAAAGTTCTTTTAAGAAAAGGTGCAATAGCATTTTTTTATGATGATGTATTAGAAGAATTACTAGCTTTACCATTTACTGCATATGGAAAATTAGATGTATATGGTAGACCATTAAAGATTCAAGTTTTTGGTAAAAATGGATATAATAGAGTTTTAAATAAGGATGAATATGTAATAATGTATGATAATAACGGACAATATCCATTATTTATTGATATATGTCAATATGCAGAAAGAATTTCATTAACTACTAGAACAACAGATATCAATATACGGTCAGCAAAAGACTCCTAGATTCTGGAAAACATCAACAGAAAAAGAAGAATCATTAAAAAGACTAGTTGAAAATGTAGATGGATATGAAGAAACAATATTAACATATGAAGATATAAATTTTGATGATACATCATTAGTATTAGCACCAGCACCATTTGTAGCAGATAAATTAGATATACACAAAGAAAAAGAATGGAATGAATTTTTAAGACTTATAGGAATTGCAAATATGAATTTTCAGAAAAAAGAAAGAAATATAAAAGATGAAGTATTAGCATCTCAAGGAGGAACAATAGCTAGTAGATTTTCAAGATTCCAACCTAGAAAAAATGCAGTTGATAAAATAAATGAAAAATTTAGTAAATATCTAAATGGAAAAAAATTAGAGGTAAAATATTATGATGGAATCCCAACATCTATTGAAGAAAAGGAGGTAGATGAAGATGATGAATCCGTTTTATTGGACACCAATATTGATGCCTAGAATTCCTTTAATTGATGATAGACCGCCAAGATTATATGATTTATTAGAATCTTTAGTAAATTATGGAAAAACAGATAAAACAAAAATAAAAAATTTAGCTAAAGAATCAAGAAATTATATATTTGATTTTGATTATCCATTATCTGATAAAGTTAATAAAGAAAAATTTGAAACTATGATATTAAATCATTTTTTATTAAGAAGAATTGGATTTGAAACATTTACATCATTTCAAATTCAATTAAATGTAAAACTTAATGAAATTATGCCAATGTATAATAAAATGTTTGATGTATTGGATGGATGGAATATTTTTGAAGATGGAGAAACAACAATAAAAGATGGAACTGATAATAGAATTGTTGATAATTCTTCAAATGCATCTAATAAATTAGAAAATACATCAGATACAAAAACAAATAGAATATCAGATAGAAGATATTCAGATACTCCTCAAAATGAATTGGAAAATTTAAAAAATGGTTCATATGTAACTGATGCTAACTATGACCAAGAAGAAAATATAAATTCAGATAAATCTAATTCAACAGGAGAATCAAAAGCATCATCAAATACAAAAGATAATAATGTTTATCATGAAACAATTAAAAGAAGTCCAGCAGATAAAATTGCAATATATAAAGAATTTCAAGATAATTTAAATAATATTTATAGTATGATATTTAAAGATTTAGAATGTCTTTTTTATCAATTAGTTTAAGGAGGTAAAGAAAAATGAAATATAATAATTTAACACCTTTTAAATGGTGCATGTTACAAAGTTTTCCTTTTATAGAAGCTACATTTGATGCAGTTGATAATTATCAATTATTGTGCAAAGTAGTTGAATATTTAAATAAAACAATAGATAAAACAAATATGTTAGGAACTGAAGTTGAACAATTTGAAAATTATTTTAATAATCTTGATGTTCAAGATGAAGTAAATAAAAAACTAGATGAAATGGCAGAGTCAGGAGAACTTGCAGAACTAATATCAAAATATTTAGAAAGTCAAGCTATAATCGCATTTAATAATGTAAATAGTTTATCACAAGCAACAAATTTAGCAAATGGAAGTTTTGCTAAAACATATGGAAAAATAACATATAATGATGGTTTAGGTGCTTTCTATAAAATAAGAAATAGAACAAATCAAGATGTTGTTGATGGAGATAAAATTGTTGTTTTATCTAACACTCAAAATTTAGTTGCTGAAAAGATATATTCACAAGAAATAATAAATTTAGAAAATGAAATAAAAGAAATCACAAATCAAACAACTATTATGATTGGAGATAGTTTTATTCAAATGTTCCCATCTGATAATTGGGCTTTAAAATTAAAAGAAAAATTAAATTTATCTGATTCAGAAACATATATTTTTGGAGAGGGTGGTGCAGGAATGTATCAAGCAGGAAATGCAGGACATAATTTCAAACAACTGCTTGAAAGTAAAGCATCACAAATAACAAATCCAAATGAAGTAAAAAGAATTATATGTTGTGGAGGAACAAATGATGTTAATGCATCATCTAAAGCTCAAGTATTAACTGAAGTTGAAAAATTTGTTAATTATTGTAAAACAACATATCCAAATGCAAAAATATATATAGGTATGATAGGATATTTCAGAGAATTAAATGCAGTAAGTTCAAGAGGAAATATAATAAATAGAGTTCTACCTGCATATATAGAATGTAGAAATTTTGGTGCAATATATTTAAATGATGTTGAATATGTAATGCATGATTATTCATATTATACTGATACTGTTCATCCAACATCAGCAGGAACATCTGCTCTTGCATCTGCAATTTTCCAAAGTCTTGAAAATGGTCATGTTGAATTTAAAAAAGAACAAGCATTAAATTTCAATATTGATGAAAGTGATGTTATTGCAGCAAATATAACATGGTATGATGTTATCGCAAATTATATGCATAATATTACAATGAATGGAAATTTCCAATTTTCACCAAGAACAATGCAAAATTCTTTATCATTAGATTTAGGAACACCAAATTCAAGTTTTATGAGATTATCAAATATACATTTAATATTAAAAAGGTATAATAATTTAAGAATAACAACTATGGCAGGAAGTTCAATATTTAGATCTGCAATTCTATCAATTGATAATACAACAGGACATTTAAAACTATTTATAGAAAATTATGGTTTTGGAAATGTTGATATAAATGGAGTAATTATACAAGATACAATTATAGTTCCATGGTTATTATGGTAAACTAAAAAGAGGGAAACACCCTCTTTTTTATATTATATTATTATCAATATTATAATTTCCTAAATTTGCATGATTATGCCAAATTGTTACACCTTTTCTACATGCACTATTTATATTATTCATAAATATTGCAGGTACTTCTCCATATCCAATTTCTTCAGAACTTCCTATTTCAACATAATTGAAATTTTGTCTCCCTGTTATATTAGGTTCTTTCACTCTATTTGTTGCATAACCAAATCTTGAAAAATAATCATCTATTACTCTTAAATATTCTGTTTTTGCTCTCATATGATGAAGTACAAATGTATTTTTTCTAGCTGAAAAATTAACATCTCCAACATTTTGTCCTCCCTGTATAGATGGAAGTAATGATGCTTGATAAAATTGTCCAATTAAAGATGCAGTTTGTCCAGCTATCGTCGGTATATTTCCAGTTGCAACACTTGCTCCAATTCCTACTACTTGAGTTGCAACATTAACTGCATTTCCAGTAAGCCAATTAGTGAATGCATCAGATGCCCATGAACATGTTGGAAATTTTGCAAGTGGTATTGATTCATTATAATTATAATCTATTCCTTTATATGCTCTTGGAACTAATCTTCCTGATACTCCTATTGATACTGCCATTTCAATTTCAACTAAATTTACATCTTCTGATAAATCAAAATCTTCATATTTTAATATATTTATATTTCCAATATTATTAGATGCTATCATATAATTATATGGATAAACTTTACATTTATTATTTTTAGGTTGATAATCTGAAAAATTTAATGTTCTATTAAATGGAAATGGAACACTAACAATATTATCAGAATTTTTTAATAATTTAAATCTATAACTTCCAAATGTAGCTGATTTTTCAAATTCATCTGTTCCTATTGAATCTACTAATGTTTTAGGTAAAATAAACATATCTTTTATGCTATCTATTTTATTAGAATCATTAACATCTGCTAAAAAGTTTTCTATATCAGGTAATCCAACACTTCCAGAATAAACATCAAACAAGAAAATCCAATTTCCCATTAAATTTCCGTTTACTTTATTTACTCCAACAAAATCTTTATCTGTAATAGGATTATATGTACCAGATATAGCAAAATAATAATCATTTCCATCTTCTCCAAATGTCATTATTTCCTCATATTCTTCCTCTATTACTTCTCCTACATTTAAATTTTCAGGAATAGTATTAACACCAAATGCATCATTATTTGTATGTTCTCTTTGAACAAAACAAGGTTTTTTAGTCCATTTATCAAACCATGTAGACCATGAATCAATTGTATATTTTATTTCAGTATTTAAATCTCCTTTATATATTATTTCATCTATCCATCCAAAAAACCATTTATTAGAATAATCTGGATTTTGAAAAGCTATGTAATTAGCTTGTAAACATTGTCCATAACTAAATGGAACTTGAATAGATTTATTAGCTCTTATAAATGAAAAATTACTATCTTGTGCTACTACATTTTGTTCACATAATGTAACCATTTCGCTTTCCGAATATGATAAAACATTTACATATTCTCTATCCATTTTAATATTTTTACTCAAAATTACTCTACTATTCATATTTCTTATCTCCTTATTTCAAAATCTTTTACTTGTTTAAAATCTGTTCCACATAAATCAGAACTATAAAAAATCATATTTTCTTTAAATGTTTGAAAAAACTTTTTCATTTTATCATTAGGTATTGAAATATTATAAATATCTCTTTGCCAATATTTATCAATTTTTACTACATCAGAAAAAATTATTGTTCCTTTTTTAAATTCAGTATATTTTGGATATATGAAAAAACATATATGTTTGTCTTTTCTATCAATTAAATATTCGCACATAAATTTGAAATTTTTATATTGAAAACCAAATCTATATAAACATTTATATTCTTTTCTACTTTTTGGTAGTTTAGGTTGAGGATGAGTTTGCCATCCTCCTTTATCTATCATACTACTTGCATTTCCAATTGCCATTGTTTTTCCACCTGATGCTCTACAATATTCTACTGCAATTTTAACATCATTATTTTCATTATGAATAATTTTTGTTTTTATTTCTCCTTGTTTGATAGTTCTAAATATTTCATCTAATCCCCAAGCAGAAATATATGGACATACTCTTGAAATTGAATTTCCAACCATCCATAATTCAGTTGTTCCTCTTTTTCTATCTATTGTTGAATATAATGTCATTAGTTTATCAGGTTCATGTGGTAAATAACTTCCACGTTCCATAAATTCCTCAAATATAATTCTTTTAACATCTAAAAAACTTCCTCCTGAATAATGTTGTTCGGTTGATAATGCCATCACATAACCTATTTTTTCATATCTTTTTATTTTAGCTTGTTCAAAATCATAAATAGATAAATACAAAACTTTTCTATAACAACTTATACAATTATATTTTCCGTTTGTTAATTTTTCAACATCTACATCTGAAAAATATTGTTCAACCCATAAATTTGTAATATCTTCTTTCCATCTTCTAAGTAGTATAAATCGTTCATCATTATTAATTGAATTTTCAATTATTTTTTCTTTTTCTTGTTTTTCTAAATATGGTAATATTCCTTTTTTATGTTTTACTTGATAGCTTTTTCCGTTTGATTTTTCTCCATATATTAAATTGAAATTTGCATTTTCTTTACTTATATTATCTATATTATAATGAATTTGTTTTGACATTATTTTATCACTCCTTTTATTATAATATTAGAATATAATTTTATAACCTGTTTTTTTAATTCATCAGCAACTTTTTTTTCATTCTCTTTTGATGTTTTTCCTCTAGTCAAATTTCCTGAATCTATTCCAAATTCTTTACATATTTTTCCAACTGATTTCATATTTTTATATTCCATTATAAATTCATAATCTTCCATTTTATCCCTCCTCTTTAAATATTGCTCTTTTACTTGAATCATCTGAAATTAAATATGCATATTCTTCTGATTTTCCTAATTCATATGTTGTTGGAACTAATGAACATCCATATTTTGCATTTATAATTTCTTTATTGCCTTGATAATCAGTTAATTCAAATGATTCCATTTCATCATTATATATCAATAAATTTTTTCCTGTATCTTCATATTTAAATACAAAATTATCTTTAAAATCTTCTAATTTTTTCAACGCTTTTGCACCGTTTCTTTGGAACTCCTGAAACTGTTATGTGTATTTCTTTGTCTTTAGAATCTATATATGCATATTTTTTTGCCCCTTGTGTTATAAATTTATCATAACTTGCATCATGTTCAAATAATCCAAGCATATGTTCAATTCCATCAGAATCTTTTGGACTAAATTTTTCTAATTCAATATCTAATTCTTTTGATGTTTTTTCTATTATGTTAACTACATTTTTATTATATTCTTTTATTATATTTATGTCAAATCCTTTTCTTAATTTTAATGAATCTGTATCAGAATATACTACATATTCATCTAATTTAATCAAATTATTTAATAAATTATATCTAGCCCAAGCAGTAACCCATACACCATAACTAAACGATAAAAATGCATCATTTTTTTCTTTTTTTAACATTTCTATTATCGTTTCATTATCTAAGGGTGTTTCATCCCATCCTTTTTCATTATCATATATAACATCATCCTTTATATTATTAGTAACACTCATTCCATATAAACTATTAAATTTTGCTTTTTCTAATGCATATTCTACTTCTTTTCCCTCTACATTTTTATATTTTGTTTTATTTATATATTTTTCTAATATAAATTCTATAAATTGTTTTGGAAGATAATCATAAATTGAATAATATACTTCTACAAACTCGTAATCTTCAAAAATATATGTTTCAAATATCAATTTTATGTCAACATCTGTTAATATTATTTCTAATTCTTCTGCTTCCATTACTCTTCCATTATCATATCTTCCTTTATATATTCTTTTACATTTACTTTGTGATATTATATTATTATAATATTTACTTTTAATATTTTTAAATTTTACATGTATTAAATATGCAAAACAACTTTTTAAATCAGTTATTTTTTTATCATGTTTTGATTTTATAAATTCTGTAGCTGGAAATTTATGCGTAACCATTACATATGGATAACTAGATGTAAAATCAAAACTATCTACATTTTCTATTATTTCATCTGCAAATACCCAATTAGCGTGTGTATATCCTCCAGCAAATGCCTGTATTAGTAAATTATATATATGTCCATCTATATTGACACTTCTTCTAACTTTATTTCTGTATGAATAATCTTTAATAATTCTTTCTTTTAATTCTTTTCGAACATGTCCCGTTGATGTTAATGGTAAATTTTTTATATTTTCGTATGTTTCTAATTCTTTTTTTATATATTCATATACAACTAAACAATCATTTTCACAATATGATAATTCTTTTTCAGTTAATTCTGTTTTACTATTTCTAACAAGTGAATAATCTAAATTTCCAACTAATTTTTTAATAGGTAAATTATATATCTTTGGCAATTTTTCAAGTGGACTATTAGACATCATATAACTACATCTAAACTCAAAATTAAAATCTTCTAATTCAAATCTTAATGGTTTTCTTGATTTTCTTGCAAATACATTTTTTATTTTAAATCTATTTCTCATAAATTGAAATTCATATGCTAAATTATGAACAAAAACGTATTTTTTTTCTTCAGTACTCCAAAAACTTATTCTACTTAAAAAACTAAAAAATTCTTCCCATGTTCTACCATAATATACTATATCATTTATAGAAAACATCCATATATACATATTAGACATAAATATACATTCTTCCTGTTCTTTTTTAGTTAATTTTAAATAATCAATAGCAGGAATTTGTTTATTATTTAATATTAAAAATGATGTTGTTTCAATATCAAATGTGTATATTGTATTATCAAATTTTTTCCTCTTTCCTCTAATATCTGGAGCATGTCCATAATATTCAGTCCAATATTTCATAAGTATCACCCTATAACATAATAATATATATCTATAAGTTTTTCTCTGTAATAATCATCTAATTCTACATCTATTCTATCAGCTAATTTTTCAATCCATGTTTCTTTATCTACTTCTCCACTTTTAGCTAACGGAACCCATGTACCCCAAAATTCAGACTCTGTCAATCCGTTCATTCCTATAATCCATGAGTAATTTCTTCCACTTTGATATAAAACATCAGCTTGTTCATATGATATAGGTTTACCAGCTTTTTCAGAGTATGTTTTTGTTAATTTTTTTATTCCTTTTACACTACTTATATCTGATTCTAAAAATTGTTCAGTTGCTTTTTTTATAGCTTTTAATTGCATCAAATTATATGTTTTACTAATTCTAATTCTAGATGCAGGAGTAATTGCCTGTAATGTTGATGAATCTAAATAATCATATAATTGTTTACTAGCGAAAGAACCTTGTAATCCTGTTAATCTTTCAATTCTTAATAATCTCTGATTTGCTGTTTTTGCTAATTTAACTAATTCGTTATATAATTTTTGCTCTTCTTTGCCCATTTCTATCTTCTTTGCCATCTTTTTGCACCTCCTTTTTAATAAAAAAGAGTTAGTATATTATACTAACTCAAATCCTAATGCTTTATTACCAGATGCTTGTTTATTTTTTACAATTTTAATTAAGAATCCATCTTCATTTATTCCAAACATTTCAAGATATCTCATCATTTGAATTGTAAATACTTTTGAGCCTGTTGCATATGATACATCATTTTTATCTATTAAAATACAAGCCATTGAAATTTCTTTATCTTTTATTATTTCTCCTGTTTCTTCATCATATATAGGCTCTTTCATAGGTTTTTCGTATCTTTTTATTAAAACTTCTTTTACTTCTATTATTGAATTCTCATAATCATTTAATAAATTATCTACTTTTGAATCTAAATTAAATATTTTCTTTTGGTCTGTAATATTAGTAAATATATCAGCTTTTGTAGATGTTCTTTTTGACATACTTCCAAATCCTTGAATTACTAATCCTGTTTCCTCCTTTACTTCATTTTCCATTGAAATTACTTCATTTTCTTCCATAATATTACCTCTTTCTCCTATTTCATAGTATAGGTACTAGCTATAAGTTATTTATTGTTCATCTCTGAACTACCCTAATTATACAATATAAATGTACTACTTGTCAAGCGTTTTACAAAAATTTTGTATAATATTTTTAGTATGCTATATGCTTAGGTTACATAATGTTTGTTTTATGTTAACTTGTCTATATGGTTTGTTTACATAATTTACCAGTCAATGGGGTAACATAATGTGTTTATATAATTCTTATATATACCAC